GGCCTGAGGAGCTTGCGGCGCATAGGATGGTGCCGGGGCTTGCGCCGCCGCCTGCCCATAGCCGGTCGCGGGTGAAACGCCCATTTGGGGTGCGATTTGCCCCATGACGCGGGCATAGTCCTTGTGGTCCGGGGTGACCGCGCTCCTGACCTCGTTCTTGTCATCGCCATTGGTGTCGGTGCCCAGATCGGCGCGCACCACGAACTCCAGCCCGTCGAGATCGGCGAACCCGGCAATGCGGCGCTTGACCTGCGCCTCGGGCGAGTTGTCCTTGTCGGAAATCCCCCGCGCCGAATTGAGGATGCCGCGCACCAGGCTGCGGCCCATGTTGCCCCAGTCCGGCCCCTTGGCGCTGTAAAGCCCGATCAGCGAGAAGATCTTGCGCCGGGCATATTGGCCCTCGAGCACCGTGTATTCGGCGTTGAGATAGACCGACCCGGTGCTGCCGCGGGTGGCGTAGCCGCCGGTCCAGCCCTGGCTGTCGTCGTTGAAGCCGCCGGGGCGAATGGTCAGGCGCACCTTCACCAGCGTGCCTTTCGGGATCAGGTTGGCGTTGCCTTGGGCCGAGTTGAAGTCATTCCAGAGTCCAGTCATGGATCAGGTCCTTTTCAGTTGGGTTGGATGGGTTGGGTGGAATTGGTGCCGTCAGGATTTGTGCCGGCCGCCGGTTTGGGCAGCGCCAGCGGCTCATAGGTGAGACGGCGGGATGCGGGGATCAGGGGTCCGTGGATTTTCTCCATCAGCTTGCCCAGATGCGGCACTTCCAGCATCTCGAGCCTTCCGGAGCGATCTTTGGCCGGATAGCCCCACGGGTTCAGCGTCTGGCAGACAAACGCCCGCTGGGCCTGACCGTCAGCGCCCGGGATTTCCGCCATGGTGATGACTTGATCGACGATGCCGGGCAGTTCGAGGCCGGTCTTGGAGCCATCGATCTGGGGCGAGAACACCCTGCGATTGAAGTCGTCGAGTTTCTCGTCGAGAATGCCGACAAACCAGACATTCTTGGCCCGCGTGTGCTGCAGATGCGTGAGCCAGCCGATCATCTCGCGGCCATGCAGACCGTAAGCCCCGCGCACATCCGGTTTGCCGGTCTTGTCCGAAAACGCCTCCGGCTGGCCCTTGCTCCACTGAAANCACAGCCGTCCGGCCACGGTGATCGAGTCGATGAAGATGGTCTGGTACCGATCGAGCGCGGCTGGATCGCCATACTTTGCGCAAACGGCATCGTAATGCGTCTGGCTGTAGGACTGGTCCTCGCGCAGCGCCGGGTTCGGCCCGCCGATGAACACGGCAAAATCCCGGCATTCCTTCCATGTGCGCGGCCGGATGGTGTCGCCCTGCCAGCCCTCGATGGCGAGATCACCGGCCTCGAGATCACAAAAAAGCGTGGTCGTCGCATTGAGCGTCCACGCAAGGGTTGTTTTACCAATGCCACTGGGACCGACAATGCAGCCCTTGATGCCGCGCGGGGCGGCAAGGCGCTGATCGGCGGTGATGATGGGGAGAACGCCAGTCATGCCGCCACCTCTTGCCGCGCCGTTAGCGCATCAGGGTCGTCGGTGGTCACCGCCACGTATAGCGCATCCAGACGGTCAGCTTCGTTCAGGCATTCCTTGCCCTTGCGCCGCATGAAACGCCGGGCATCGTCGAGCAGGTCGGGTTCCGCGATGAGGCTCGGGATCGCAACGTATTCCTCGGCGCTTTCGACGAAGTAGGACTTCGAGCGCAGGTCCTGGACAAACGGTGCAAAGGTCTCGCTGATCTCGGAAAAATCCGATTGGCCCAAAACGTCGTTCTGGTTGCGCAGGATGCGTTTCACCTCGGAGACGATGCCGGTGCGCAGCATCCGGAGCGCACCTTCCTGCCGCGCCTGCGTACAGGTGAGCGGAAATGCTGTCTCCATCATGTCATCGGCGATTTTCGGGGCGTTATTTCCGAGCTGAGAGGCAACCTCCCAGACACGTTCGGCAAAAGCTGCTGATTGGCTATCGAGCATCAAACCACTCCTTGATTGTTGTGAAAGCTGCAGACCCTTGGGCGATGGCCTTGGCATCGAGGTCGTGAAAAGGGGTGTCCCTGGCCTGGCGCATACCCTCGCGGGCAAGTGCGAGGTTCTCATCCGAGGCCCACTCGGCAAAGGCGCGGAAGATTCCGGTGACGTGCCGCCAGGCTGCCTGCTCGGGCGTTGGAGCGACATAGAGAGGATTGCGGCGATTTGCGCGTCGCTGTGGGCGCAGTCCGCGCATTGCGGCATCTGCCACCATCTTGCGCAATGCGGCCCGCGTTGGCTCTTCCCCGCGCACCAGCCGTTCATCGAGCGTGCGATGCACGACGCCGGGATCTGCAGCCTCCGCGTTACGGATCAGACGGGCTTCGTGGATCTGATCGCGGCGCAGGCCGAGATCGGCAGCGGTAGGCTTAGAGTTGGAAGCGACAACGCTAGGGAGATTGTCTCCCAACTTCGCGACTTCACCTCGCTGTTGCGCCGCGTCGTATTCGTCGGCCAGGCACCGCTTGGCAGCCGCCTCGATCTCCAGCGCATGCGCCTGCGAGCGGTGTGCGGCAGCAATAAGATCGTCATGCGCCGCTTTGGCGCGGTGCAGCCGGGCGGCTCTCTTGGCCACGTCATATGCCAGACCGGCCATGTCACGGGCATCCAGAACTTCAGCTGCCGTGCGGGCGTTAGCAAGTGCTGAGGATGCACGATCCACAAGGGTTTGCAGATCATGTGCTTCTTCTGAAATCGTTGCCAGTGCGGTCATTGATCCACCTCCTGGCTGACCAGTTCGATCCTGAGCGTGCCGGGCTTGACCGTTCGGGCCGCCTCGAAATCCCGGCGGAGGTGTTCGGGCCAGGCTGTGTACTTGCGCTCGGAAACCTTGAAGGTGATGTCGATGTACTCCGAAGGATCATCCTTGGCATCGCGGATGCGTTTCGCCATGGCGGCCAGCTGGGTCTGATCCCAGCTCACCCGCTTGGGCAAATCGGCGACAATGGTGAAATCGCCATCATCAAATCGGACCGTGCCTGTATCCTTGCCACAAGCGAGGCGGGCCTCGGCGGCGCGGGTGGCGTAACGCACGTCGAGCGCCGCGTTGAACCTTGCGCTGGCGGATTTCAGCTGCTTGGCGGCATGGGTCAGCTCTGACTGCAGGCCGGCCAGCAACTCGACCGGCATCTGGGCCAGCTCGCCTGTGGGCATGTTGAGCATGTCATCCACGCTCGGGGTGTTTTGGGGAAATGGCATGGATGTGCCTCCTTGATCGATGGGGGGTGTTTGGGGTTGAGCGTTCACGCGGCCTGCGGCTCGGCCAGCAGAAGTGCCGAGAGCGAGGCGGCGGCGTGCTTCGGCTTCGGGCGGGCGATGGCGACGTAGGCGAAGCGGTCCGCCTCCAACCGCTGCTGGACCAGGTGAACGAGGCCCCGCTCTGCGGCGCGAAACGCGGCATCTGCCGCGCGGCGGAGGGCAATGCGCCGCTCGGCCGGCAGCGTCGAGACCGTCTTGTCCGCATCGACCACGAGAAACCCGCGATGATAGATCAGAACATCCCCGGCCTCGGCCTGTGCGACCCAGGCATAGAAGGCGATGTCGGTGATCTCGGCGACGCGGCCCGCGTCACGTGCCGTGTCGCCCCGCGGGTCCGGAGTGAAACGCGCCATGATCATTGCGCCATCCGCAGCGCCGTGCTTTGCACAGTACTTTCGCAGCGCCGACCGTTCTCATATGCTTCGACATCGTCGAGCCGATAGATCACGCGGCCACCGATTTTCAGAAAGACAGGTCCTTCGCCTTTCCAGCGCCAGCGTTCCAATGTGCGCGGGCTGATCTTAAGGCGAGCCGCCAGCTCTACCTGGTTCAAGTGTGTGCCTGACATCTGCGTTTCCTTCGCGTGTGGTCGAATCCCTGCGAAGGACAATGGCTGAAGGGGTGGGAGGCACCGGGGAGGCAACAGGGAGGCAAACTGGGAGTTCGCAAAGATTGATGCCCTGAAACGAAAAAAAGCCGCCCCGAGGGACGGCCTGTCGCTTTGCCTTGACTGACTGGATCAGGGCTCGATCCAGCAATTGCCGTCATCGTACTTGATAAATCGGCGCCAGTCGTCGCGCCGCCCAAATGCCTTGGCGAGGCTGTTCACCTTGGGACCGTAACCTACCTCTTCCAGCAGCACCGAAGTCCGGCAAACAGGCGACTTGGCCCAATA